CTTAAACACTACTATTGATCTGCTATAGTGGGGCCATCGAAACCAAGGGAGACGGGACATGACCAAGCAAGACATCAACAACCGCATCACGAAGTACCGCCGCGCTCTGATGACTGGCAAGATTACAGCGAAAGAGTTCGACGGTTTGATCGAGGCGCTGGCCAAGATCGTAAACGAAGAGACGGGGGGCTAAGCCCCCTTCCTCTTCTCTTCTACTTCTACATCACAACACAGGAGACAGACATGACCAAGCTGATCCAGATCACCAAGTCCTTCGCCACCTTCTGGCTCTTCGGAGCAGCCTTCATCGTGGTGCTGAATGCAGCGTTCTTTCCAGACCTCACCAACATCATGTTCGCTGGTGCGGTTCTGTTCTGCACCAGCAACCTCATCGGCAAGATGTGGGGCTGAGCGATGACCAAGCAAACCGAAGAGACCAAGACCGACCAGTGGGGCAACGAGATCCAAGAGCAGACCGAAGCCGACCGCAAGGAACTCCAGCGAATCAGGGAGACTGGTGAACGGCTCAACTACGCGTCGGCCGGCGCCGTCAGGCGGCGGTAGGTCAACAACGCGGGTCCGCCTTCTTTTCCGGAAAACATGATTTGATGTACTTGATCTGCGCGGCCGACAGACACGCCCGCACTTGGCACTTCTGTCGGTTGCTGTAGGCCTCGTATCGCCATTCGTTGGCAACAATCACCCCGCATGGCATGCCGGCGCCGAAGCGGGCTTCGCCGCATGAGATCGGCTGCTCGGGAGCCGCAGCCGTCGACACCACGGAAGTGCCCGTGGGTTGCGGCTTTGCTGCACCTTTCGATGCGGATTTTGCCCGAGTCGTCGACGCCTGTTTCTTGGACGTTTTGCGCGACGCGGGCGAGGCCGCTGGTGCGGGTTTCGGAGGATCAATGGCCGCGGCCTTCGGGGGAGCCTCCGACGCTGCCGGCGCCTTGCGCTGCGGCGCCTGTGGGGGAAGCGGAGCGACGGCAGGCGGCGCGCCCCTGAACCACCGCCGCACGCGCTCCTGGTTGGTCTCGGCCTGCGCTAAGGTGGCAAGCAGCGTGAGCATGCAGGCTAGTGCAAGCGCTGCTCTCACGACGCGTTAGCTCCGGCTTTCCAGCGGCGGGCCACGCGGCCGAAGACGTTGATGCCCATATTGATGAGCATGCCGTAGGGCCCGGCCGCGCCAGCAAGAGCGCCAATGCCGGCATTGATCGCGGTCACGTCCGAAATGCCGCCGTTGTACCAGGTGGCGAAGGTGGCCAGAACGCCTAGCAGCCCACCGGCCGCGTTCTTGGCGACGGTCGAGGCGGTCGAGGATGGCGGGGAAACTGGCGTCGTCTTGGGTGCGGGCTTCTCCGCAGGCTGCGCATCGATGACGATCGGCTGCAACGTCGGCTTGATCTGCTGCAGCACTGCATTGAGCAGCGCGTTCAAGTCCGTTGGCGGAGGAGGAGGTGGAGGTGGCGGCGGGGGCGGCAGCGCCTCGCGCGGCGTGGCGCCGAGCAGCTGCTGCAGCAACTGACCAATCAACTTCACGGTCTCATCGCCCGCCGGTCCCGCCTGCGTCGGATCATTGGCCATCTGTTTCTCCTTGACCTTCAGAATGATGAGCAGGACGAGCGCGAGCAGCAGGCGCTGCTTGTCCGAGGTGTCCGGCGCCGGCGGCAGAATCTCCGGCTCCTGCGGCGGCTTCGGCGCCGGGATCGCATCGACGATCGCTTGCACCTGTTGCAGGAGCGTTTCGGCTTCGGGTCGCAATTCGACCTCGCGGCGATCAATTGGCCCCCAGTGCTTGCGCAGGACGCGCACGCCGACGGCTGCGCATTCGACGGCAAAGGCGGGACACGATCTTGCAAGTCGCTGGAAGTCCGCGCCGTCGCCGGATCCAGATGCACCGGAGGCGCCGAAGCCGACGCCTTCCGCGAAGATCGAGACGTAGCTCGGCTCCGGATTGGCCGAGTAACGCGAAAACAGCTTCGGAAATTCCGGCGAGGCGCCGCGCGAATCCCAGCTCTGCTGGAAGAGGCCGGCCTCGGCCGTGTCGCCGGACACGTTGCTCGCGCTGGCGTCGCGGCCCTCGTAGTATTTACCGCTCGACTCACGCATGCCGAGACCGATCAGGAACGCGAAGGTGCTGCGCAATGCGTCAACACCGGCCCGCGGCGGTCCGATGCCGTACCAGGCGAGCGCGTCGCGATCCGGATCGCCGGCCGCCTGCGCCATCACGCGCGCCGCCGAGTCGCCCGCCCGCAGATCGAGGCAGGCCGTCGCGAACATCACGGCCATGCCCTTGATGTAGCCGATCGGCGCGACGCTGCGATCGTCCCAGGCGTAGCGTGCGATCTCGGACGCAGCGGCGAGCGCCGTGATGCGGGCGATGGTGTCGGGCGACAGCGTGGCCGCCAGAGGCGACTGCGCCGCGGTCAACAGACCCCACGTGTGCGAGCCGACGATGCCATCGACGAACAGCCCGCGGCTCGCCTGGAAGGCGCGCACGGCGGCATCGGTGTCCTCGCCGAAAATCCCATCCGCCTCGATTGCGAGCAGGGTCTGCAGCTCGAGCACCGCCGGCCCGCGATCGCCGATCCTGATCTTCGGCCGCGTCGCGGCGCTATGCGTCGGTGAATCTGCATTTGTGAGATCGAAAACCCACGGCCGCGGATTGTCGATATCGTTCTCGACCGAGATGTGCACGTGCTCGGAATGGTCGCCCGGTCCCTGGTTGCGCGCGCGCCACTGCCATGGCGATACCTTCGCGCTGCAAATGCGGCCGTTCCAGATGATGTACTCGATGCGCGGGTCTTTCTCGCGCCGTAGCGATTCCGCAAAGGCATCGACGTCGAAGCCGGACGCCGGATCGTGCGTGATGTCGAGCGCGGTGACGATGCGTTGCGCATTCGGGTTGTGATCGGAGACCCGCGCCTGATGGGCGGGATCGCCGATCGTCCCGTCGTTGCCGTGCTTGCGCGTGGACGGCAGCATGCTGTCCACCTGGTCGTAGAGCATAAGCAGGCTTTTCGCGACGCGACGCATGCTATCACCGCGCCAGATCTTCTGGGAGGCAGGCGGGACCGTATCTGCCATGCTCGGCCTCTGTGGTTGTGCCGCGATTGGCAACTGAAAATCCTCGACCGCGCCGCCGTACTCCTCTGCGGCATGGTCGTAGGTCACGCCCATGTTGACGAACTTGACGGCCCGGATCGCAGCCGCACGCGCGAATGGAAGCCCATCACCGAAGAACACGAACCAGCACGGCAGATCCGGCTTGCCTGCCGCAGTCCGCAGCACCTGCATCTGATCAGGCGTGCCGGCGCCCTTCTCGACGATGATGCCGAAGACGTTGGGATGCGCGATCCACTCCGTCGCATCCTCGTCCATCGCGAGCGGATTCTTGGCGATGACGCGCAGGCCGTAGCTCTGCGCCAGATCAGTGGCGCGGATTACGTGCCTGAGCGAATGAACCTCGGGCGTCGAGTACGCATCCGGGTTGTCGAGCTCGACGTACCTGAAGCCGCCGTCGCGCCTGCGCGTGAATTGCTCCCGGAGATTCGCTTCAAAGCCCACACCATTCTCATCCGGAACACCCTCACGATATTGATGAGCTGTGTCCGTCTGTTCTCGATAAGGCGGGAACCTGCCTTCGTTCCTTTCATCAAGGAGATTGCAGTAGGCGATAGATATGCCGACTGGCGTCGGATTTTCGATGTCATACCCAACCTCGATGATTTCACCCAGCTTGCCTTGCCCGGGATTGTTGGTGCCGATTAGGTAGCGCAGCGGCTTGCCGACGAGTTCACTCACCGAAACGCGTCCCATCCCGGCCAACAGATCAGCAGCCATGGCGAGATGACGAACACCGCCGGTACCGCCAGCAACAGCACCAGCGGAATGCGAATGGCATCGAGGAATTCGATCATGGCCTCACGCTCCCGGCGGCGGTGCAAAGAAACAGCGGCGCGACCCGTCCGGACGCTTGCACCGCCAGAACGCGCCATCGGGCGACGGCTGCGCTTCTGTGGACGGCACGCGCTCGGCCCCGAACAGCACGTAATGGTTGCCGCGCAATTCGACTTGCTCCGGGGGCACCAGGAAGCAGTCGCCTTCGCCGCAGCACCATTCACCGGCGGCGTTGCGATGGCCGCCCTTCAATATCCAGTCCTGGCCCGGCGGATGCGTGTGCCGTCGCGGACCGGGCGGGCCATCAGCGATAACCCCATGCATTCCAACCACGATCGTCAACGCGAGCCCCACCACGAAGACGATGAAGCGCATCGATAAACCCCTGATTTCTGTGGGTGAATTGAACAAGTGTGGAAATGCGTCAACGCGACTCTGGCGGGATTCAACTGGAGGTGATAAAAGCGCCCTGTCTCTGACGTGGCTGGGAAACAATGATGTCACGACAAACAATCGTCGCCTCCACCATCATTGCCGTCGTGCTTTGGACGTGGGTCGCGGTCGCACTTTATTTTTTGGGTTTCGGTGTGAAGTACGGTCCGACCGATCTTATAGCTATTGAAAAGAGTCCCCAGTCGTCATCACCACGCTTATGAGCTGCGCCGAGTTAGCCCCCTAAGCGGGAATGAACCCGAGACTCGCGTAAACGCTACCCGTGTTGCTAGCTGTCCCTGACGGGTTTGCTTCGACGCTGACGTCATCGCCAACGTTAAACGATGCGACGTGCGTCAAATCACTTGCGGTTGTATTGCCATCCGAAACCGTTGCTGTCACCGAGGTCGCAGCGCCGTTCTTGCGGACGGTGATCACGTAGCTTTGCCCACCGCCGGGCGAGCCGCCCGTCTTGATTCTCAGGCCAACGACCAATCCAGCGCGGATCATCGGCATTCTCGCGTTGCTCTCATTCGTATCGGATGTCCCCATGCAGAGATATTTGGTCACGTCCCCGGCCAGATTGATGGCCGGCCCGCCGACCACAGGGAACGGCTCCGCAAAATTGACCAACTCTGGCCCGGTCATATTGACTACTGGGCCGCATCCGATCATGCGGCCATTGAGGACACCGGAACCGGTACCCTGAAAAGCGGCGGTTTGCGGGCTGGGGATGCTCCATTGGCAGTTCGAGAATGTGATGCTATCTAGGAAGTTACCACTCGGCACCTCCAAGAAGTGCTCGGACGCGCTGCCTCCCTCCGAATAGAACTTGCAGCCGTAAAACCCGACATTCCTCACGTAGCCTGTGATGTACACGTGTGCTTCGCTGGCTGCTGAGCAATCGACCAGGCACCCAAAAAAGTTGATATTGTTGACGTTCTTAGTCGAGCTGTCCGCGCTCGACAACTGAATCGCTCGACCGCCGTCCGTCCCCTGGAACCGAGGGTGACATTCGACCATGTTGAACGTCAGCTCATTGACCGACGCCGGGTTTGACGCGTTCACTGTCACATACGATGATGTCGGCTTGTCGTCGGCGTCGCCGTTGACATGGATGGCGCGCCCGATCGCTGTGGCCTGGTAGTTCTGCAGATCGGTTTTCGCGATGCCGGAATTCGTGCAGCCGTAGAACTCGATCGCCGCCCTCGTAAAGTATCCGAGGATGGTGCAATTCTCTACGAAATTGACGTTCGATGAGCCGGCCGCCTCCTCTGCAAAAAGGATTCCCTGCGACGGCACGGTTGCCGGCGCATCACCGTCGGACTCCTGCCCGGCAATCGTTAAATCTCGGATGCTAACGCCGCTGCTGCCCGTACAATCGAATATCGGGCGTGACGAACTCTGGTGAATTCCGCGGATCAAGGTCGCGCGACGACCCTTGCCACGAATCACCATCCCGCCGGGAAAATTGGCGATGCCAGTGAAATCTATGGTCGAGACGGAATATGTTCCGGCTGAGAATTCCAGAATGCCACCAGTCGTCGAAGTTGCCGCAATCAATGCGGCTGCAGCGGCGTTAATAGCCGAAGTACTATCGGTGGCGCCCGATGAATCCGCGCCGTAGCTATCGACCGAGAACACCCCGCTAGAGGCCGCAGTTACGTCTTCGGCATCACGCTCGCCTGCCGTACCGACCGCGACGTACCGCAATGGTTCGGCAACGAGATTCCCGCCTATGCGGGCCTCGATCTTATAGGCACCACCAACGACGTGGAAACGCCCGCTGGCGTTCGCGGACGTGAACGGATTTCCAAGCGCAGATAACCCGTCACGATCGCCGTACAGCTGCGGCATGCTCGCGTCGGATTCGTCTCGAACGGTCAGCTCCGCTCCGGTCACGTCGTTACCGGCGGTATCCTGAATGTGAAAATTGTAAGCAGCGAGCGCCATGGTTCAATCCCGATTCAATTGATCTGCGGACCGCGGATGTCGCCGGGCGTGCCAACATCGGTCACGAAACTATCGCCGTCGATCGCCGTGCCGGCCGCGCCGCCGGCTGCGTCGCTACTGTTCTGTCCGGCCAGCCCCGGCCCACCGCCAGCGCTACCACCCCCACCGCCCGCGCCGCCCGCCTCAGTGGTGCCAGCCGACCCAGCCGGCGGTCCTGTTCCTGCCGCGCCGGGAAGCTGACCAGCACCACCGCCACCGCCACCGTCGGCGTCGCCAGCGCCACCGCCGCCACCGCCCCAGATGTCGCCGCTGCTTGACGTGAGATTGATGGCGTAGCGCGTATAGAGCGCCGTACCGCCTGCGCCGCCCGGCGTGCCCGTGCCGCCGCTGCGATTACCGCCCGGGCCGCCGGCGCCCTGGATGCGACCGATGACTATAAGATTGATCGTGACTCCCACCGGCCAGCTGCCGACATCGAAAGCCCGCAACGCTGTGCTGACTGATCCGATGATGATGCCGGCGTTGATTGTCGCGGTGACCTCATTGCCCGTCGTCGGCTCAGGATAAAGTTCGTCATGGCGAGTTCGCAGATTGACGTTGTTCTCGTTGGTATCAAAGATGATGCTCCGCTCGTCCGGATTGACCTCTGCCCCGAATGCAGTGAACAGCATCTCTTCCAACTCGATGCGCGGCCGCACGCCATCCGGATCGACGCTCGTCACCTGTGCGCCCAGATCCACGCGATCGCCGGTCTCGTCCTCGAACGGCCACGATGAGACACGCGGCGATCCGCCGCCTAATCGATAGCCGCCGCCCAGCAGCGGCAATTCCACCGAGCCCCGCAGCAGCTCGAGCGTGAACCGGCGCGGTGGCCGGACGTACCGGCTGAGATATTTCGTCGCCAAAGCCTCCGCGACCGTGCGCCCGCCGGCCGCGATCCCACGAGCAAAGATTCGCTTGATGGATTGCGACCCTTCGTCCTCCTCGGACTGTGAATCGCTCTGCTCTTCGGTCGATCGATAATTGTCGAGGTCGTCGATCTTCTTCAGCGGGCTGATCTGTCCGAAATAAACGATGACGCGTGAGACACGCTTGTCGGGCTGCTCTTTCACTTCGAGCGAACCCTCCCATACGTTGTCTTCGTTGTAGCGGTCCGCCGTCGTTGCAACTGCCCGCAGAATCTGCAAACGGATCTGCTGGTTGATGTCGTCCCACCATTGCGCCGCGCCCATGTATTGCAGCATTTCCGAGATGAGCTTGTTGACCGGGGTGGGCTCCGCGATGTTGAGCGTGTAGACCACACCAAGGAATGCTGCGGTCTCGGCCTGCCAGGCCGCCAGCGAGATCCAGGCAGGGTCCGCGCCGGCCCGATCCCACAGGTCTTCCAGAATGACGGCGCCATCCTCCCCGACGTAGCGCAACATCTCCTGCACGCGGTCACCGGTATCATGCGCGACTGCGGTCGTGTTGAGTTGGCCGCGGGTGATGGTCAGGACATCACCGGACCGCGTGAACGACACGACCTCGGTGCCACCGATGGTCGCATGGCCCGACGCGGCATACGTGCTGCCGATGCCGGTCGGCGACAGCGTCGCCGAGGTCACAGCGTTATTGATGCCCGAAACCAGAAACCCGGCTGACAGCGCCGGCGCCAATGCCCGGTCACCGTCCGCGATCTTCAGCACGTCCTTCGCGACGATCGAGAACTCGCCATTCGCCGACGGTCCCTCGATCGAGTCCACGAGGTAATGCCGCGTCTCCATGTCGGCGAGCGCATCGCCGACGAAGCCGCGGATCAGCCGAAACGGCCGGCTGCGAAGAAACGGGTTTCGCGCACGAAACTTTCCCCAGAAGGTGCCGCGACTATAGGGATCGCTGTAGTCGCGCTCCAACGGATACTTGTCGAACGTCACACCGGCGTCCGAGTGCCGCGCGTTCTTGAACCGACACCTCACCGTCGCCCGCTGCCCCAAGTCGCCGCTGAGCGAGACGATCGCAGGCGTGACGTCGAGCTGCTTGATAAAGGGCAGTGCGTCGATCTCGCGTGGCAGGAAGCCGACGTCTTCCGCGAACCGCAGTGTCACCGGATCGTCATCGAAGTTCTCGCGGTCCTGGCACGTCCCGAGCGAGTTGAAGCACTTGGCCGCACCGAACGGAAACTCGCCGAGTTCGCCGTTGAGTGTGAACGGGCCGCCAAATCCTTTGTTGGTGTGCCACGTCGATATCGCACCGGACAGGAACACGTGCGGACTGGAGCCGGTCGGCAACTCTCCGGTCTCACCCAGAAATGCGGGCCGTCCGTTCGCATCGATGAACTTGCGGCGATTGGCTGTCACGCTGAGATCGATATGCGTGTTCATGCTCACCCACAGATCAGCGATCCGACCATTAACTTTGTTCGTCGTCGCCACCTCAGATCCCACCGCGAAGTTCGTGTCCGTATAATCAATGGTATCGTTGGTGTTCACGGTTATCACGGTGCTGAGAACATCGTTGATCGCAAACTGAAGGACTCCAGTTGCCAAATTCCACGACGCCAGCGCATGCACCCACTCGGTAGCGACGACCGTCGTCGGCCCAGGTTGAAATAGCATTATGATCGTCCCGGCAGCGTTCGCCCCAGTCACGCGAAGTTTGTTGTCGGTCTCGCGCTTGAAGCCGAATTTGCCAGTCGATGTGTTTAGGATGCAGTGCACGGCACCGTCGCCGGCTAACAGGTCAATCCAGCACGACAGCGTCCCCTGCTTGCCGTTGACCGCGCTCAGTTCACCACCCGCAAGCAAATAGTCGTCCGTGCCGTCGAAGACGGCCGCGAACGGCCCTTCGTTGTCGTCGTCGTAACCGAGATGCGCGTGACACGGCAGGACGCCGTAATCTAGGGCGCAGTGTGGCACATCGAGTTCGACGAAAGTGACGGCCTGCTGCATTCCTGGACCTTTGCGCCCTTCCGACAATTATCAATGGCCCAAAGAGGCTGGAGATTTGAATAGTGAAAAGCTTCGTCGAATTGCGTCGCATCCGACAGATTGAACGATGATAACGGCCGAATATGATCGATATGCCAGTTCCCGTAATTTTCCCAACACATACCTGGAGCGAACAATGTCTCAAGATGGGCCTTAAGATGGTCTATCGAGCAACCAAGCGATCTAACCGCAGATGCGCCAATCGTGTTTCGTTTTACGGCGCAATACAGCCTGATACGAATATTTCGCGTTATACGAACATTTACCCGCTTTTGGTAAGCCGATCTGGATTGTCGACCCCGCGCTGTTCTAGACCAACGAATCTGCCTATCCAGCGCCTTCTTTCGAACTTCCGGCTTTTTCCTGTTCTTCGCACGCCATTCCCGGGCACGCTTTGCTGCGCGGAGACGCACCTCTTCTTTATACCTGTTCTTCAGGTGCCATTGCCGCGCCGCTAGACGCGATTCCTGTTTACCTCGTTCCGTTTCGCGCCGTTTTTGAACGTTCTCAAGACGGCACACTACACAAACTCCATTACTTGTATGCCTATTAGCTATGTGGCCTCGGCTGCAAGGTACCCCTGTGAAATAATGCTTCGCACCGATCCTTCTTGCCCGACTACGTTCCGCGCGCTTCACTTGATATCTCCCTGGAATTCAACCGTCCGATACAGAATCAGACAATTGAGCGGAGATCAAGCGATCAAACGACGCCCTGCATCTTCAGCGTGACGGCAACACGGCGCGTGACTGTATCAACCTCCGGCAGCGGGGAATTCATCAACCATGCGTATCCAACGTCGTTCGGGTACTCCGTCGGATTCCAGGCAAAGAAGAATGAGCCCCGCTCGACGAGGAATGGCTGGAAGTTCGCGCGATACCAGGTCGGATCGAAGTGGCTGAACTCAGCCTCGGATTCATTGAACCGATTCGTCTCGATGCGGCCGAGAAAGTTTCCGCTCTCGCTCTTGCCGTTGACCTCTTTCGAGACGATTCCCAGTGGAAACGGGACATGCGGCACGTCGATCTTGATGCTGCGCTCAAGGATGAGGAGTTCACCAACGAAGACGACTGCGGCCTCCGGGAAATCGTCGCCCGGCTGCATGCGCAGCCGGATGCCGGCGAGCGGCTGCGGCTCGAACCGGAACAACACCGGCGAGTCGTCCGCAAGCATCCGTTCCTCGATCAGCTCAAACCACACTTGCGGAGACGCAGCCAGGTCATGGCAGCCCTCGACCGACACGACAATTGCCTCGCTGCCGAAGTTGTGCTTGGCAACAGCCATATAGTCGATGTCGTCCGCTGTATTCGTCGTCACTGTGACGTAATCATCACCGGCCGTGCTGAAGGATCCCTTCCACTTCAGATGTGTGGCGGGGTTGGCAACATTGGCGACGGGAAAGTCCGCATCTTCAGATGTGGCGTCCACATTCGTGCTGACGACGATGTTGCGCCATCCGATGATCGGATTGTTGGCGTCGAGTAGTTCCGCCTCCGACAGGACAATATTAGTGGAAAGGACGAGCGGCATCGCACGATCACCGCTCTGCGACGCGCAGGATGTAGCCGTCGCTGTGGCGCAGGTTCAACGTCTCGACCAAGTCACGGAGGTTGGTCCCCATCAGGAAGTCGCTCATGCGCATGCCGATGGTGATTTCATCGACGGCGCCGCGGCGCCGCCCGCCGGCCGCAACCTCGTTCGCGGGCGTGACCTCGACCAGTTCGCCCGATGCCAGATTGAGATTGGCGGGGAAGTTGTCGGTCATCGACATGCCACCCGGCACTATGAATGAACCACCCTTGGCTGCGCCTGGCGGGGTCTGGCTGCTGATCTTGATGACGTTCGCGATACCTGCGGCGATCACGGCGGCGGCGGCGATGAAATTGAGCGGAGGCGGCGCCGACGCCAGGGCCTTGTTGGCACCGATGTAGGTGTCGATCGTAGCCTGCGCGATGCCGAACGCTTTTGACGCAATGAACAATTCCTTGTTCTTCCCGGCGATGCCCTCGAATGCCTTGCTGAAATTGCCGAGCGCACTGGACGCTGTCGCGGCATAGGTCTCGGCCGCCTTTTCAGCGACGCGCTGACTAACTATGCCGAACTGCTCTTGGGTCAGTATCCCACGGGCGAATGCATCATTGATCTTTTGGACCTCGGCCGCCATCTCTTCGGCTGGCGTTCGGAACCGCTCCATGATCGCCAATTGCTCGGCCTCGATCGTGGCCATGGCATCAACAGCGGCCTTGCGATCTGCCTCAAGCTTCGCTCGATCAATCAGCACAGGTGCGGGCGGTTTTTCCTTACCGAATTCCTTTATCTTGTTGTCAAGGGCTTCGACACCGAGCTGCAAACCAAGGCTCTCGGTCTGAGCGCCTGCCATTGCGGCGGCCGTCGCCTTGATGGCGGCGGCAATGCCCGGGAACGACTTTGCAAGCACCTCCCCGATGACCGACATAACCGTGTTGGTCTTGGTTCCTTCTATCTGCACTTCGATCAGCTTTGAAGTGAGCAGCGCCAATGCTGGCGCCAGGAATGCCGCGATGCTGATCGTAGCGGCATCGCTCAACTTTCCGAGCGTCTTCAGGTTGTCGTTAAACTGCTCCGCGGCCTTTGCCGTCTTCTCATCAATGACGATCCCCAAATCTTCCGCTTGCTTCTTGAGAGCCGTAATGCCGGTCGCGCCTTGGTTCAGAAACGGAATCAGGTCTGCGCCAGACTTGCCGAACAGCGCGACAGCGAGCGCGGTCTTTTCTGCGCCATCCCGGAAGCCTTCGAACTTGCCGGCAATCTCAAGAAGGATGTCGTCAGTTGCCTTCAACTTCCCATTCGCGTCAGTCACCTTGATCCTAAGCGCCGTGAACGCCTCTGCCGCCGCGCCACTCGTCTTGCCGCCGGAAATCTCGCTCATGGCGCGAGACAGCTTGCTGACTCCGGTCTGCAATTGCTCGATGCTGACGTCCGCCAGTTCGGCGGCGAATTTGAGTTTAGACAATTCCTCAACCGGAATGCCGATCTTCTGCGCAGCCTTGCCGAGCTTATCGGCTTCATCTAGTGCGCGCCCAACGGCCACCCCGATAGCCACTGCCGCCCCGGCTATCGCGAGCCCGACCGCGGCACCCATCTTCGCCATGTCCTTGGCGAAGCCGTCCATGCGATTGGACGCACCTTTCAGTCCGGTCTCGAATGCGGCTGTGTCCGCACCGAGCACGACCCTGAGAGCACCGATAACGGCAGATTCGGCCATTTCAGTTCATCGCCTTGCTTTTCGGGAAGTGCCGCGTGGCCTCGACCCACTGATTCATGATCATCATCTGCTGCTCTGGGGACTGCGGCCCGCGCGGCGCGGAGTCTTTCGCCTGTAGCTTGCTCAGATTCGGCATCCGCCTTGCTCTCGAAAGGTTGGCGACCTGCCAGGCCAGCCATGCGCGCTCGTTGTGCTCGCGTCGCAGTCGCTTGCCGTGCGCCAGCAGCGTTCGCTCGATCGAGCGCGGGGTAGCCCGCCAAAATGCTTCCGCATCAAGATCGAGAGACTCCCAGAACTGCAGCAGGTCTAGCCAGTCCCAGCCCTTGCTGCGCCCCTCGGAGGGCGCGCACCCTTCGTCTCCGGCGTCGGAAACGCGCGCTGGAAGGCCTCCGAAATCTTATTCATAATCACCATCAGGCCACCGGCTGCCGGGATTAGATCGCCAGCGGCCTTTAAATCAATGTCCGGGTGATGCTCGCGGAGGCCACCCCATAAAACCGCGCGGATCGTAGACATCCTCACGCTATTTGGATCCTTCGCCGCCTTGGCCAGCTTCGTGCTCAGTGCCATGATCGATGTATCGAGCACATCCTCGATCTCACAGATGGCATTGGCCGAATAGCACAGCGTGAAGGTCTGCCCATGCGCATCGAACGAAACGTCTCCCTTGTGGGGATTCGCCATGACTGCTCCTCGCTGATGTCAGGGAAATAGAAACCGCTCCAATTACGCGGGCGGCGAATTCGGGCCTTCGAACACGACCGCACCGGTCACCTTCCACGTGACGGTCGCGACCATGGCACCATCGACTTCGGCCTGCGGCTCGTAATTCTGCAGCTCGGCATCGAATGTGTACGTGGCATTGTTCGGAAACGTGATGCGGCAGGATCGACGGCGGGACTCTCCGACGGGAAGATTCAGCAACTCGAACAGCCGAAGGTCGGACGCCGACCCCGGGATGAAGTTCATCTCGAACGAGCATTCGCCCGAATCGATCAGTCCGGAAATGAATTCTCGTCGCCGATCGGGGCTCTGCATGTGTGTCACGTCGATCTGATCGACGTTGCTGCTCGGCGGCGTGATGCTCTTGATCTCGGCCAACTCAGTGTAGACGTTTGGCGAGTCGTCGCTTTCGATCGCGAACTTCGAGCCATAGCCGAGCAGGGCTGCGGTTGCGGCCATGTGGGACTCTCCTTCGATGTAGGTGACCCCGCACTATCCCGGCGGGCGGGGAAATCAGTTCTTGTTCATCAACGCCAGTTGCTTCGCCGCCTTGCGGGCCGCACGCGCACGCGCCTTCTCGATCTCTTCGGCGAGATCATCCTTGATGCCGTCGAGCGCCGCCTTCTTGTTCGCATCCCAGGCAGGCCGCAGCGTCGGATGTGGCGCCTGGCTGGACGTCCCGAATTCTTCGGTGATCGCCTGCACAAGCGCGCCGGGGCCGGCAAACACCTCGACGCCGGACTGCTTGACGTGCTGCGACTTCTGCCGCCGTGAGAGCTTCTGACTGACGCCAAACGACCGTTCGAATTTCCCTGTCAACCGCCGCGCGTTGGCGGCGGCGTCTTCGGCGATCGGCTCGCCGGCCTTGGTCAGCACGCGCTTGAGGATATTCTTGCCCGTAGCCTTGCTCAGTTCACCGAGCGCCTCTTCAAGCTCGCGCAGGCCCTCGATACGAAAGGTCTGTCGCGCCATGATTCAAGTCTGCGAGAACCAGACGGTGTAGTCGCGGCTGCGCCGATGCAGCTTGGCCACGTCGTCATAATCGTCGCGACTCTGCTCGTGGAAGATGCCCTTGATCTCGACCTCGTCCTGCGGTGAATTCGATCCGTAGGTTACGACACCGCGGTGTCCGGACAGCCGGTCGAATACCAGACCGGCCAGCAACACCGCCGCGTCTGGGGTCTGAGCCCAGCAATCCACCTGCACCCGGGCGCTGCCGAGCCCCGACGCGCCCTGCATGTGATAGTCGCTCGCCTCGCTGATCAGGTTCTGCACGATCGCGGGAACGTTGCTGGTCTGCGCAGTGCCTTGCGGCAGGATGCCGGGATGAATCCTCGTGCCTCCAACCATTCCCGATATCGTCGCATCACCGAGCAGCAATGCCCTAATGGCCCCTCTGATATCCTTCATCGCGTCAGATCGGATTCGCGCGGTTGGTCTTCAACTTCAGCACGCCTTCGTGCGCCGCCTTGTTGCTGCCCGTCGATCTCACGTGCCATTCGGCGTGCGGTCCCCTGGCAAGAGACGATTCCCATGATGCCGACCAGTCGTTGCCCGACTGCGCCATCACGATTTCATCGGTCACCTCTACGCCCGCCGTGTCGCGATAGAGGATATACAGGTGCGCCCCGGTCGGATTGGTCGGCTCGCCATCAACATCGAAGAAATTCGACGTGAAGATGATCGTGCTGCCGCGGGTGACAATGGTCGTCGCCACATCAGACCTCGTGGATATTCACGGTCACCGTGTACGCACGGATGCTCGTCGTCGCCGAGTAGACCGGCGCATTGGTCGCCGTCGTGAACGGCCACGTCGACCAAGCATCGACCGGCTTGAGCTTGCGCATCGGCGGCGGCGGCGAATGTGCAAGCCAGCCCGGGACGAACGCGGCTAGGAACTCACCCTGCATCGGCGCCTCAACCAGATGCGCTTCGATGTCGGTCCGGATCGTCGCCCGCTTGATGCCGGCCGTCCGCCGGTTCGTGAGATCGCCGATCCACTGCGCTACGAAAGTCGGAAGGAATTGGCTGGGCGCCGTCGCCGGCGGCGCCGCGAATCCATCGAGCGCGAACTTCCGACGCGTCGTCGACGCCCTGATCCTGCGTATGTCAGACTGAGAGAGAACAATGGGATCAGCGGCGGCCGCTGACGGGATGAAGATGGGACCGGCCGGCGACCGATCGTAGGCCTCGATATTTGGCTGCTTCGCGTTGCGCGGCTCCCATTGCACGACCCACTGCGAAACGAAGCTAGGTAGGAACTGTCCGGGCGCAATGTTTGCGGGCGCCGAGAAACCCTCACTCTGCTTTGGCTTGCGTAGTTTGCGCTGGATGCGATCCTGCACAAGCACAACGGGTGCTGCCACAGGCGCAGCCGCGACAAAGATCGGCCCGGATGCCGAGCGGTCATAGGCCCTGATATTCGGCCGCGCCGAACGCCGCCCGCCGAATGTCTCGAAGCTACCGATGTCGTCCGGGATGGCAACCACGAACGCCGATTGCTGAACGACGAATTGCTTGCCCCGCCGGCGGACATTCTTCAGATCGCCCTGCCATTGCGACGCGAGCGTCTGCAGAAACATGCCCGCAGGGATGGCCGGCGGCGCGATGGTCGGTTGATAGACGAGCCAAGATGCCATGAGCGGACTCAAGCGTTGAAGGAGGCGTACTTCAGACGTCGCACGCTTTGCTCGGGCTCCAGTGAGCCGAACGCAAACCCGCTACCCTGAAATCCGACATACACCTGACCATATGTGTCCGGATCGCCTTCGATCCACTTGATCGTGTCGAACAGTCCGAGCGGATAGCCGTCGCTGATGCGATTCCAGGTCGGGGAAGCCTGCTCGAAATCGTCCGACCGCCAGATGCCGAAATTCGCCGCCGCGGTCCCACCGACCCACCCGACGATGAACACGGTGGGATAGCCACCGCCGCCAATCTTGGGTTTGCCGAATCCGAAGCATCGAACTTCGGTGACACCGGAGAGGGCGCTCCAGGTCGCCCCACCATCGGTGCATTTGAAGAAGCTGCCGGTCACGCCAGGTGTGACGTCGCCGCCGGTGTAACACAGATGCCCGGCATTACCCGGTACGCAACGCATCTTGGCATGGAAGCCATCGACACCGCCGCCGTCGGCAGTGAAACGGCCTGACTTCCTCAGCGTCCAATTTGCACCGCCGTCAGTCGAGCGGTAGACGCCATCAGCGCCGGTGACGTTGTTGAACGCATAGAACGTTCCGATGTTGATGCGGTCGGCACAGACGATGTGGCGATTTATCTGGGCACCGAGCGACGCCCAGCCGCGATTACCCGATGTGGGAACCCCTGAGATCGTCGGCGTGTTCCAGCTGGCGCCGCCGTCCGTTGTATACTGCAGCGGCGCATTGGAATCGGACGAGCAACAAACGAAATTGGTGGACGATGCTGCCGCGATACAACCGCCGTCGCCGAAACCGGTCGGCTGTGCAGCCGGCGCCGACCACGTCGCACCACCATCAGACGACTTCCGAACTGATGGCAACAGTGCGGCGATGAACGTCGGATTGTTCGATGCCCAATCGGCGGCAGCACCGAACGCGAAGGCACTAGTCGGGCCATATGTCGAAGGATACGTCCCGAGCGTCGCGATCCGAATGACCGGCCGATCCCACGATACCAACAGCGGCTTGCCGCCGGGCGGCACGATCACCTGGTTGGCAACCAAATCCTCGATACCAAGCGTCTGCGACGTCCACGACAACCCGCCCGACGTCGGCGGGGTGATCACCCAAACACCGACGCCCTCCGCAGCATAGAGCTTGTTCGACTGCGATGGATCGTAGGCGATCGTCCCGAGCGACATGAAGCCGATGGAGTCAGGCCCCTCCATCACATACTCAAGAATCGGTAGGTCCGATGCGGTCCAGTTGGTCACTGGCGTGTTATTCGGATACCCGGACCACGAACTGCCGCCGTTGATCGTGGTGCTGATCTCTCCCGCGTTGCGCTGCACGGTTATATGATTGGCGTCGGATGGATCAACCGCTACGCCACGCGCCGGACCTGCCCCGGCATTAGCCGACCACGATCCGTTATAGATACGCAGATTGCTGCCATCGACACCGTTGTCGGTCAGGTACACTATACCGGTCGGTCCGACCGTCAGATGGATGTGCGTCGTCGGACTGGACGACGTCAATGCCCAGCTTGCCCCGCCATTGGCTGAGCGATAGACGCCATTGCCGTAGCTCGACGCATAGATGATTTGCGTCTTGCCACCAACGACACTCGACGACGGATCGAACGCCACCAGCACGCCGCCGGTATTGGTCGAGGTTGGAACGCCGGCAACCTGCGCCCATGTCGCGCCAGCGTCATGCGTGACCCAAAGCCCGTGCTCTCCGGTGCCGACATAGACCACGTCGGCGTTGTTCGGGTCCACGGCCATCTTGTAGCCCATGACCCGCGGCGATGCGTCGCCGATAGCACTCTGGTCATTCGGGTTGCAGCCATCCACATGCGTAAAGGCGGTGACGCTCCAGGTCACGCCCGAGTTGTCCGACCGGAACACCCGGCCACCGAACATCATGTAGAGCCGCGACGTCTGGCTCGGCGCGATCCTGATCTCGTAGACGCCCTCGCCGAGCCCATCGACGGCATGAGCCGCCGGCATCGACACTGTGGTGACGAGCTGCACCCATCGCGACCCGTTCCAGCGATAGGCACCGAACACGTCGATACGGCAGACCTTGGTGCCATCGGCGGCAATGTCGATGCCGGTCGTGAAGCCAAGCGCGCCGACATTCAAAGTCTGCCATGCCGTCCCCATCAGAGGTATTGACCTATAGTTGCATCCCTGAAAGAATCAATCTTCCAGGGAGGAACCAATGCCCAATCCAATTGTGGACTTCATCATCAACCTTGCCTTGAAACTGATTCCGGATCGCATGATCGAACGCCCAAAAGAGCTGGAGCAAGAGTCACAAGAGGTCGTCGAACTTCTGGGGCTTGAGGACGACCAGGAGCAATCGAAACGCCTGCTGGTGGCGAACAAGGAACTGAAGGTCATCGACTTGGCGCGGATGAGTATCCCAAACCTGCCGACCGACTTGAGCGATTATGACGTCACCGTCACCATTTCAGTTCGGCGGAAACCGGAGGCTGCGTGGGTCGCTCGCCGCCAACTGTGCCCGCGCTAGGCAGTCGGACCGCCGCTCCAGTCGTCCAGGAATGCGCCCCCGTTCCAGTTCATTGCAAGGCCGGGCGAGCCCGAGGCATGGGTTGCGTCGGTCACCGACAACTGCTCCACGGCGTTGACCAGAACGCGGATCGTGGTGCCGGTCGCCTCAAGCCTCACGACGTCCCCGTTTGCGATTGTCGCCGAACTGAAAGATCCCAAGCTCGTATCAGTCCCGCTCGTCGTCTCATAGAGGAAATAGTTTCCGCCCGCAGGACCGATGAACTTGTAGCCGGACGGCCCAGCCCACCTGACGCACAACCCACCACTGTCGCCCGCTGTCGTGAACGTCGCCTGCGAGAACTGATCGTTTGCGAAGGTATTAACCGCCGTCGCCCAATGCGAGATATTGTGCGCCGCATTGAACCCGTTGGCCGTGACCGTATTGGATGAGATGACGCAGGAGCCAACTGCATTTGTCCAGTTGCTGCCGAGTGCACCATTCGCACGATTGAAGTTGTCAGATACATCCCCGGCCACGGGCGGTCGCGGCACGACAACCGGATTGTTGTCGATGACCGATCGCCGCTTTGCCACCGCAGCATGATCATAGCGCATCTCAGGGGGAGACCTCGACCTTCGTGATGAAGAATCCCGTCGTCGCCAGCGGCGAATAGCCCGTCTTGTTCACTGTCGCTGCGTCGTTGCCCCCAGCCTTGAAGTATCCATCGGTATTGGCCAGCGTTGCGCTCGTGATCGAATGCGATGCAGTTGCGCCAGGAAACCACGCAAAGACGTAATTCTTCGTCGCATCCCAATTTTCAGGCAGAGCAAAGCTGTCCGAGGTATATTCCGCATTTGCGCCCGGAGTGACCGTTACCGGGAAGGTCACAGTCGCCGGCGTGCCAGCGAAATCGTAGGCATCCCCAGCAGCGGCCGCCTGGCCAAACCGGAACGTGCTAGGCACACCATTGTTGTTGGACGCACTCCCGAACCTGACCGTGATGCGGGCATTGGCCTTGCCCGCTGATGCCGTCAGCCCCGCCGACTTGAGCACATTGAGCAACGTCAGATCGGCATTGCCGTCACCGTCGTCCGTCCCATTGAGCGTGGCGGAAACGTCATAGACCGTTGTCCACACGACACCAGAGGGTGCCGCGACAAGCGCCGCCGAACCGTCGAGCACCGGCCGCCGCTTCGCCACGATGGCGTGGTCGTAACGCATGCTAACCTTGGACTGTCAGCTTTCCGCGCAGAACCGTCAGCAAAGCCTCGAGCACCGGCCGCGCCTCGCGCGGCGTCAGACTAAGCGAATCGATGTCGCGGCACGCGCCCGACGGATCGCGCGCCTTGAAGCCCTCGAACACGGTGAGATTGCGGATCGAGGTCTCGATCGTCTCGATCGCGCCGCGTATCTGATCCTGAGTCATCGCCGGCTTGAGCGCCGGGACACCCTGACCAGCTGAGCGCATCCGCTCTTCGAAGACACAGTCATCGCACAGCCACGGACCTGATCCGCTTGAGGCCGGATCATACGGACCATAGTGAAAGCAGAACCCATCGGGCTCGACGGGCTTCGTCTGGCACTTCGCGCAGATGCCCATCGAGTGCCCGACCGACGGAATCCCCATGCCGATCTGCGGCCGATCGGTCCGCATCACCGGAACAAGCATCTCACTTCCTCCCGAGCACGCCGTCGTAGTGCATTTTTGTTTCCATCGTTTCGAGCCATCTCTCGATCGGCACGCACGGCTTGCCGGCACACTTGAGACACACCGGCCCGTTGCACTTGTGGCAATAGCCACCGATGCCGTCGTCCGTGTTGGACTTGAACGGCGGCTTGTCCACGACGGCCTGGCAATGCAGGCAGGTGAACGTCTCGACGATCTGATCGCAGGGAAGCGCGGGGTCTTTGATGATGAAGGCGCCCCGCGTCTTCCGTTGTCCGAACGACATGATTCGTGCCCTAGTCGTTACTGATCCTCGTAATCCACGCCCACGAAGGCAGGCGCGGCGTAGGTCGGCGACAGCGCCAGGAACACCAGACCGACGTCGTTGGTGGCGGGCCACAGGATCATTGCGTCGGTGTCCGGCGCCGCCCACTGCATCGAGGCGCGCTGGTTCAAGGCGCGCGCCCACACCGGCAGCGTATAGGTGCCCTCGGCGGTATAGCCCGCACCCGAACCGGTGCGGCTGGCGACATCGCCCGGCACCTTCGGGTTCGGCGTCAACGCCGAGCGGGTGCCGCCCGAGGTCGATTGCCGCTGCACGGCATAGACGATCTGGCAGTCGGTCGCGTTCGGGGCACCGTCGGCACCGACCGATATCTCGGCCGCACGCCCACGGCAAAGCGTGGCGGTGACGCCGTAGAGCGACAGCATCGTCTTGAACGTCGTCGTCAGGTTCTGCTGGACGCCGGCCATTCGGTTATTCGCATGATAACGCGCCATGGAAGGGCTCCTTTCTCAGAGCTGGAGATCGGGCAAGAAGAAAACGTCGGTGCGGCTTGCCCGTCAGGCCGCCCTTGCTACAAGTCGGGGCTTGAACTCATCCCACGCACGGCACAGCGCTTCGAAGCTGTCGGGCTCCCAGATGATGCGCTGATCGGGAGCGCTCCACGGGAACTGCTCGCCGACGCCGACGCCATGGTTTCGTTTCCACCATTGCGGCGTGTTCGGGATATAGCCCGTCATCGGGTCGGTGTTGATGAAGGCGAGCCACGGCTTTGTGCCCAGCAGAGCCAACGTCCATGGACCGTTATCGACGAACAGGTTGCACTTCGCGCGCTCATAGAGCGCGACCCGGATATCGAGATCGAGCGATGCCCCCGGACACGTCACGAAGCCGTCGATCGGCTCGCTCGCCTTCGATGTGTCGCGCACGAAGATGACGAACTCACCCTCCCGAGCCAGCTTGGCCGCAAACGGCAACCAGGCATCCAGGTTGCTGTTGCGGTGCGGCCAGTGCTGCGACTCGCGTAGCGTGATCGTCACCGGCGGTCGACCGATCCTCTCCAGCATCTCCCGCACGCTGTCACGAGCAGCTTCGGTCACCGTCAGCCGCGGCACGGGCTCGCCTGCCCGCGCCGCCTCCGTGATTTCAACGAAGCTGTAGCAGCTCGGCCGACGCCCACCCAACGCCTCGTTCGTGATCTCAGCACCGACCATCCGGCAGATCGGCACGACGACATGATCCATCCAGAAGTCCCGGCTGACGATCTCGTCATGCGCAAACTGAATATTCGTCGGCCCCTCCATGAAGGCGACCTTGAGCGGCCCCGGCACGCCTTCGCGGATCTGCGTCATCCTGGCGGTCATCGCCCACGGCAGGAAATCGAACTGCACCGGCTCGCTGTTGACGTCGTAGCAGACCAGATTCGCCGGAATATCCGATTGCACCGGAGCGCGGACATGCGGCGAGGTCGGCAGGATATCAGCAACCATCCGACGCTTGAGCTGATCCATCGCGGCGTAGGCCGCGAAGTGACTCGTGTTCACGCCGGCGTGGTCGATGAAGGCCACCGTCGGACTCTCGCACGCTACCAGCGCGACGCAGTTGAGTTCGCCCAATTCTGCGCGCTCAAGCCAACGCTCCAGCAGGTCACACACTTCCTTGTTGCCTTCGACCGGCTCGACCTTCTCAATAGGAATCATGCGTCATGAAGCCGCGACAAGCGGCGCCTCCGATGCTGCGTAGCAGTCGATCTCAATACCTTCGCGGCGGCCGATCTCTCGGACGTCGGTGATATCGAAGTTCCGTCCCTCGAACAGGAGCCGGTGCAGAGTCGATATTTCCGCAACGGTCTGCGACCAGCGGATGCGGAACGTCTTGACCGCGTGCCCGACGATCTGCTGGGCCGCGAACCGCTCTGCACCGCGGTTCTCGATCTTATCCGCGGGAACGGTCGCGACATCGACCCACGTCACGACCTGGTCGCCGCTGTCGCTCAGCGTGACGGACTTTCGCTGTATCGTGATGCTGCGATCAAGTCGGCCGGCGCGCATGTCGTTCCTATTGGATCAGCCGCCAGAGGGTTCCATCGACCAGTTCTTTTTCGTTGAACTGGTGGTAAGCGAGGGAATGCAACCAACGCGTCCGGTCCGGATAGATCGGCTGTTCTATCTTGGACAGGTCAGTCAATCCGACGAATGACGCAGCCGAACACGGAGCGACGAACACCGGGCATCCCATGATGACCGCCTCGACGGCGGCGATCGATGCGTGCGTGACCAAGGCATGCGCGCCGGCGAGTTCCTGCGACAGCTCGACCTTGGATTCCTTGTCCCGCACGACGAGTCTGCGGTTGGTGTATTCCTTCAACGCCGCGAGTGTGCGTTCCAGCCAGCCTTCTTGCCCGTGCAGCCTCGCGTAATCTGTCCCGCCAGCCGGCGCGATCAGGATGTGCTCGCCCTGATGCCACGGAGAAATCTCGATCTTGCGTGGATCGACGCGATTGCCCGGTACCAAGACCTGCCACCGATCGTCTGGCACGTCGTCCACTTGGCGCATTTGAAACGAATTCACGCTCCATCTGTAGTAGCCGCCATCGGCACCGCGCGGCAGACCAGTGGCATAGACCCGGCGGACATAGCCGCGGTCCCAGTAGATCCACGTTCTGCCACGCGAGCGCCACTCTGCGATCATCGGACGGAACTGCGGCGTGCACCCCACGATCGGCACGATCTGATCTGGAAGGCGACCGACCGACGCGTGATCTCCCCTGATGACGCGCCCGCCATACGCCTCGATCTTGCTGCCGATGCGATTGAACAGATCGAGCTTCACGCGCCGCAGCTCGGCTGGAATGAAAAGGCAGACCTTCGACGGGTCGATCATATGTCCCTTTTCGCAGCCTTAGCGGCAGCGCGACGGGCAATCTGCATCGCCCGATATGCCGGATCGGCCCATTTGGCTCTGAGCATTGCACTTTGCTTCTCTCGTGCATCAGGGGCAGCAAAACGTTTGCTTCGCCATTCTGGATTTGATGCCCAAGCTGCAAGTGCTTTGTCGCGCAATCGCGCAACACGGTCAGGATCGCGCCAAAGATCAGCTAATTTTTGTCGAAAGTCAGTGTCACGCCACACCTGAGACTGTTTCTTACTTGCTCTCGACCGGCGCTCTGGAGTATCGGCCGCCTTAAACGCTTGCAGCATTTTAGAGCGCTCTAGCTGATCAGCCCACCGCAAACGCGATTTTTCACCTTGTCTTTTGCGAAACGCTGGATGGGATCGAACTGATACTAGCGCATTTCGCCAGTCAGGATCGCTCCATCGAGCTCTCATCGCCGTGCTTTGCCTTTCACTTTGCCTTGGATCGGACCAGAATGTCTCGATCGCCGACCGATGCTTTGGGTCAGTCCACATAGCTATCGCGAACTGGATTCTCCTTGCGCGGTACTGCGAATCTGACCAACGCCGCTTCAAGTGCTCTGAATCAAATCCGACGCCGCCAGATAAGATATTCCACAATTGATCGCGAGGAACGGCAGATATTTCTACTATTTCGCGTTCGAAAGCCTCTTCAGAAGACAGCCCAGAAGAAATTATTCGAGACTCAACTACAGATCCGACCCTCAGTGCCTTGGCGAGGCGGTTGTAAAACTTCGTCGCAGTAATCTTTACACCGGCGGCACGTCTTCGATTAATGCTTGCAGCAATCTTCAAATGATCTCTGACCCGGCGACCCGTTCCCTTGCCGATATAACGAACAATTCCATCCACGGCGATGGCGTAAACGTAGCAGCCGGGCGGATTGTGATGTATGGATGGCTTAGCCATTCGGGCGCTCCTATCGCTCGGGTGGTCAGAGCCGTCACGGTGTCATCAGCACCTTGGCGGCTCGCTGATTCTAGATCAGCACGAATCAGATTTCAACTACCTCCAGTGCTCATGAATCCAAGGCAAGTACCTGAACTTCGACGGATCGCGCCAACCCGGAAAGACCACCAACTTGGCATTATCGGGTAAGTGATTGTCCTTCGGCCACCCCCGCTTTGCGAATGACCAAATCCCACTTTCTGGCCCAACATTCCAACCAGCGCCATCAGGAATCTTGGCGTTGAGCCAAGCCTGATCGTCCGGAAATTCGTAATATGGCACCCGTTTTGCCGCCGCTATGGAAAAGTCCGACCACACATCTGGCCGATAGCCCGCACGGAGCATCCAGAGCGATCCGTTGTATGGACAGGGGTTCGATGCGTTCGCGCCTTGCAATATCAGGAACGGATCGGAACGAAAAAACAGCGGATCGAGCGGACCAGTCACAACAGCATCGAGATCGACGCACACGATACGATCATCCACCAACAATTCGCGCTGCCACTCAGGATCAAACAGCCGCAGTCGAGCGAAGCATCCGCGGATGGCTAACAGTTGTCGATCACGGATATGCGTGACGGAAAATGGCGGTCCAACACTTGCTAAACGCTGCGCCTGCTCCTCAAGATTCCCATCCACGGCACACACGAACCGATGTGGCTCACGCAAGTGGCGGGCGAACCCTGCCCGAAGTCGTTCGACGTATTCTGGCGGGTATTTGTCTCCCCACCAGAACGTGATGACGGTCAACATCGCCACAACACCCCGAAGCCGTTGTCCTGACCCGTCGGATCAAGCACGATCTCTTCGCGATGCGGGTAGAACCCCTTTATCGAGTCCCAAAACTCCCGAACATCAATCTGATATCCCGTCCAGCCAGCCGGGCGGCGCCAAGCGATGTCATGAAAGGCAACGATGCGGCCGAGCGGCCCGTAGTTCTCCCAATCCTTTGAGACGTAAGGAAGCGTGTGATTCGCGTCGATCAGGACTAGGTCAAACGGCCCAAGCTCGCGAACCGCCGCCACGATCTTGCTGTCGGTGCTGTCGCCCCAGAATAGAGTCGTCTGATGTCCCATCGCCCGCAGACGCGCGGAGCATGCCTGCAACGATACCTTGCTTTCGTTCCAGGCCCTTGTAGCCCCCGGCATGTCGATCGCGACAACCTTGGAACCCGATGGCATCACACTCGCCACTCGCCAGAGCGAGCCCCCGAACTTCGAACCGATCTCCAGGTAGGACCGGACGTTCTCCCGCTTCACTATTTCGACAAACGCCGCGATCTCCGCTTCGTGCTGCAACGCTTTGGTTTCATACAATTCAGGCACGCGATTTTCTCCAACGCTCGAAATTTGCACGGACGGTAGCAAGATCATCACGCTCCCACACTGCGATCTGGTCCTTGCCGAACCATGGCATCTGCTCACCGTACCGCAGACCGACCTTCTCGTGAAACGTCCGCTGCAAACCCCAATTGAAGATCATGCACGGGTAGTCTGTGACGGAACACAGAAACGTCGGACCGCACGACACACCGAAATTCATCTCGGCGCCCGCATAGAGCGCGACGCGCTCGTGTAGATGGATTGGCCTGTCGTCGTAGTCCTCGATCACCACCGCTCCGATCTCGGACGCGAACTGCCGCCATGCGGCTTGGTTCGAATTTCGATATGGACTCTTTCGCACCTGATGCCGCAGCGTGACCGTGTAGCGCGCCGAACCCGGCGGCAGCACGGACCGCAGGCGTGGGAATTTGTTGTGCCGCACGAATGCAACGAACTCTTTGAGCTTGCAACTACCGACCCGCTCGCCATCGTCGCCCTCTCGGGATGGAAGCCCGAGCAACGCCGGCCCTGGCGCGATGATCGTCTCAAACCGCCTTCGAAGCACATCTTCCGGCCAGATCGACTGGCGGTTGACCTTCGTCCCGAATACGATCTCCTTGGCGCCCATCGCCGCTGCGACCGGTAGCCACTGATAGAAATCGAACCCGTTTAATTCATACTGCAGGTCGTAACGCGCGATCATCCATCAACGCTCCGTGCGGCGTTCGTGACGTCCTCGACGGTGATCGCATCCATTGCGTTGATGCAGTGCTCGCACCGCTTAAGCGAACCACATGCCGGCCCGCCCGCGGCCAGGTTGACGTGCATCTTGTAGCCGGTGACCTCCGGCGGAATGAACCCGCCGAATAGAACGACGCCTGGAACATCGACCGCGGCGGCACCGTGATGCATTCCGCCTTCGTGGCCGATGTACAACGAGGCACGCGATAGGACCACCAATCCATCCCGGAAGCTGGCCGTTGCGATCCGCTCCACATTCTGCAGAGCGTATCGCGCGCCCTTGTATGCGAGCTGCACGACGCGGTGGCCATCCGCCAGGAGCCCGTCCGCGACCGATTGAAATCGATCGACCGGCCACTGCTTGTTGACGGCCACCGACTTGTGCACCGGGACGTTCGGCTCGATCAGGACGAAGCCTGGTTTGATCGACGCAGACAAAGCCTTTTCCCTCGCGTCGAAGAATATCTCTCCCGGCACCGGCCGGAAGTCCATTTGCCATACCCACCGATCCGCACCGAGGTGGTTGTATAGCCGATGCCCTTTGTAATGCGCGATCCACTCAAGATCCCCGGCGCCTTCGCTGCCAGGGGGCGCGACGTTCGGATTGCCCTTCAGGATCAGGGGCGCGAATGGACCCCACATGATCCGCCGACCGTCGCCGAACGCGATCCTTTTTCCGCGGGCCGCGGCGCCACGCGCAAGACCACTCGCGATAATCTCATCCCCGGCACCCATGCCCTCAGCGCTTGCCCGCACACACGGCAAATCGGTAATGACACATCGGTCCGAAACCCTCGTGCAGCGCGTAGTCATTCAGGCCATATGTGAAGACGGCCCAGAAATGCCGACTCATTGTCTCGCGTAGCTCGTCCTCCGTCTTGCAGTTGACGTGGTGCAGACGCGAGAGCGCAGATGCATATGGCTGCGATTCGCGTGAGGGCATCCCGACGATCACGGCGCCGTGGTCGTCGAGCGACTCGGCGATGTGGCGCAGGGCCACATTCTCAAGCTCCGGACTGATGTGCTCCAGCACATCGAGCGCATAAATCGCATCCCACTTGCCGCCACCAAACAACAGGGGACCGCTCAGAATGTCGTGCTTGTGATGCCTGATGACATCGAATCCGCTGGGACGATCGATGTCGCAGCCCTCCAGATGGCCAACAGTCTGTTTGACAATGCGCGCCCCGGTGCAATCGCCGCAGCCTATCTCGAGTACCGCGCCGCGTCCCACCAACTGGCGTGCCACGAAGTGGTAACGGCGCAGGACGAAGCCGACATGCTTCGGGTCCGTCTCAAACGACGCACTGTGCATCGCGCCAAGCTGGAGGTTCGTCACTTCACCTTCCACTTGGCGCCGCTGCCGTAATGCACACGTCTCGAGCTGGCCTTGTAGCGGTGATATGCCGCAACGTAAGGCTTGTTCGATGAGCGGTGCATCAGCCGATACTGTGCCTGAATCGGAACGCGCGAATCGTTCGACGCCGGACCCTTCTCTGCAATCACGACATTCACGAAGTCGCCACACATCGGAGTCGCCGGCACCGGGTTGTCGTCGGCATCGAAAGGCTCCCACAGACAGAGCCACCATTCCTTCCGCATCCCGAACGGGAAAAGGCCGAGATATACTTGGCAGTCCGCATAGTCGTTCGCCGCAAAAAAGTTGAAAAACCATTCCGGCGAGAACGTCATCAGCGCGCCTTGGATTGCCGTCCCGTGCTCCATCAGCACGATCCGGCCGCCGGGTCGCAACAGACGGGACAAGCAGCGCATGGCGTTACCGACATCAAATATATTGTCCAGGCATGACCCGTCGAAAACAAAGTCTGCGCACCCGACAAGCTCCTCAGGGAGAGGTTGATTCAAGTCGTGGATGATGTCTGCGCCTTCATACTCGCTGACATCGAGTGCATGGAAGCGTGCATCACAGAACGAGGCGAAGAACTCCTGATCTGTCAGCGTGCTGCATTCGATGCTCTGCCTACCGATCAACACCAGGTCGCCCGTGATCGGTTTGAAGGAATGCTCCCGATGTAGAAGATCGATGATCGCCGGAAATATCGACATTAGATCCTGCGCAAGATTGCCGCGCAAATTCTTTGCGCGGTTACGTCCGGACCCGACCGTCCCTTGATTCTGATCTGCTGTGCAAACAGGCGGCGATGCAGCGGAGTCGCGTGCCTCTTCGCCCAATCCGCGATATCGACAACTCCGATCGCACGCGACCGCAACGGAAAAACCCGCTCTGGAGGCGATATTTCAGCGAACGAAGCCTCGTCCGGATCGGTAACCAGATGAATCTCATCCCATTTGAAGTTATCGGCCAAATCGACGTCGATGGTCTTGCCCTCGAATTTCAGGTGCCGATCCTTCATCACTGCGAACGGATGCAAGTGGAACCCATGCAGCACAATATCGTCGCCTCGCTCGAAGTAGATCGCCCACGGCGTACCAGACCGCCCGCTGCCCCAAAAGCATTCCTGGATCGCCGGGTGCCTATGCTGCATCGCCCAGCGGAGCAGGTCAGCCGACTTGGCCCCGATGGGCGCATCGCCACCGACCGTCCGCGATCCCGCCATCATGATCATGCGCTTGCCGGCCAAGAACCGCTTCTCAGCGGCAGAGAACAGCTCGATCGAGCCGACCATGTCGGCGTTTATGAATGCGACGCACTCGCCGTCCGCAGCAAATTGCAGCGCCTCACGGTGCGCATGGCCGAAGCTCTCATGCGGAGTCTTGCCCGGCGGCACCTCGCGAACGATGCTCCCGCGGAACGCCCCACCAAGCAACTGCTGCACCAGCACCGGCTTATCGGTGTGAACGATCAGCCGCGCGTTGCCGCTGATGCCGCCCTGCGCCGCCACCACGGCGGGCAGCGCCTTGTTGAGGAACAGATCGAAGCAGCGCGGCCCCCATGCCGGAATTGCGATCAACCAGTCCATCAGCGACCATAGTCCCCGAACGTCTCGACCGTTTCGTATTTCTCCGGGGGGAAGCCGTTCGCCTTCGCCTCCTCGAGAAGTTCGTCGAACAGTTCGACGATGTCCTTACGCCAGTGCGGGCGCGTCGTTCCTGCGTACCAGTGTTTCTGGCCCCGCGCCGCAAGCCGTGGCAGCGCGTGTTTCAACTGCGGCTGCGTCGGGATCGAGGTGCAGTGAATGATCTTGATGTCGGGATCCCGCAGATCCTTGTAGTTCTCGCCGTCAAGACAATTCCAGTTGCCGATGCCGTTGAAGGTCTGCACCGAACCTGGCGTGAAATTCCTACGCAGCATCGTGCCGTAGAGGCCGATTTCCGATCGCAATCGCGAGACCGGCGGTAGGAACTTCCTCGCTTTGGCGCAATCGAACAGCGAGCAGCAGAACGTCTTCGGGTTCTTGGCAACAACGAAAGCGCCTGCTGCCATCTCCTGGTTCCAGAGCTTGGCGCTGTCGTCCATCACCATCATGTCAATGTCCAGATAGATTGCACGGCCTTCGAAGTCGCAATATTCTGGGATCGCCCAGCGGAACGGCGAGAACGGCGTCGCCCACAATCTCGTATTCCAACCCTGCCGCGTCTTCGGATTCGAGTACCAGAAGCTTTGCGGATCGCGCGACAATTTCATCCACGTAATCGATAGATCGTCTTGCGGATGATGCTTCCGCAACGACCACTCTAGGACGCTCTGTGATTCCAAATCCTCGTTATTTGCAGGCGTTCCAACAAACACGCGAATCATAGCCGCCACCTTGCCAAGGCGCCCTCGATGTTCATCTTAGGAAAGATGGTCAGCGCACTCTCCGCAGAGCAGTTCACGACCTGCACGCCCAACGACCTGAGCTTCGGGACTGCGCCTTCGAATGCCTTCAGCCAGCGCGTGCAGTTGCTCTGCATCGGGTTGCTCAGAGGATGCGGATGCCGCCCGTGCCAATGCTCGCCACGTTCAACATTCATATCGAATCCGATCAACGCTATCCCGGTCGCACCGAACTGAACCACGAGGTTGAGCAGTTGGAATCCTGAATTTGCGCCAGCGCCGAGATAGCCTGGCGTGTCGGTCAGAAGATCGTTGCCGCGAGCCTCGACATCGACCTTAATTAGGCCTGGATATCGCCCGATGGCCTGAACATCCTGAGTGATGCGCAAGCCAGTGAATTTCTTCGCGCCATCGTGGACCTTCCACCAGTTCGCGTCGCAACTGTAGAGAATTTCCGCCCACGGACAGAGCTTGTAGCAGTCGTTCACAACCACGACGTGGATACGATCGCGCAGCGCCTCGATGTTCGCCTTCTTCGCGGACGGCCCGGACGCGATGATCGCGACGCATTCGCCGCGCCAGTCCTGCCACCATGGGAACTTCGAAGGCCCGAGTTCTGCGGCCCGGTTCAGAGGCGACGGCGCGAGCATTCATGCCATTCCGAGCGCGACCCGATGCGGCCGCAGCAGTTGCTCCGCACCCCATGGCAGCTGCACAGCGGTCTGACCTACGACGACCGTCTCGCGATGGGCATAAAGCGATCCCAATGTCAGAAGGATCGCCGCCTTTATGTCGAACGGAACGTTTGAAAGCGGCGGTGACGAAGCATCGAGATATCCGGCACGAAACCGGACGCGTACGGCGTTCGCTGCTTCAAGAGTCGTCGGCCAAGAGGAACCGGATCGGACAAGCGCCACCAACGTCCTGTCGCCGGCATCGTTGACATCATAACTCGCCTCATCCAATTCTTGCTCAGCGCCATCGCTGTCACGATAGAAGACGCCCATCACCTCGATTGTTGGCGGCAACGGAATCGCTATCTCCGTGGGAAACTCGTCCAGAAAGAGGTCCCACGTCTGGTCCATCAGCGCTCGGCCCAGAAACTGTTCCGCATTCTGCGTCGCAGCCTTCAGGTACAACTCTATCGTCCAGTCATTTTCATCGTCACCGACGCGAAGGTGCTCCTTCGCTTCCTCCACGGTCAAAGGATAATCAGTTGGCGCGGACACGAGCTTCAACCCCACGACATCAACCCCACTTGCTGCCGTCAGGTGCCATCTGCGTCAGATCTTTTCCGCGCGGGCCTTCTTTGCCGGGCTCGCCCTTTAGTGACGCGAGCCAATCGCGCTTCGAACCCTTGAAGCCTTCCTTCAATGCCAAGTCGTAGGCGTTGTGGCCGTCCCGACCGCGTTTAACAGCCAGACGCCATTCATCACCCGCACCAGGCACGGCATTAGTGTCACGCTGCGCAATAAAGAACGATCCCTCATATGTGACCCCGTCGCCCCTCAAGTAGTTCCTGTCGGACTTGTACGAACCCCGATCAAGAACGACAGCCGTCTTGATCTCCCGTTTCAACTGAAGATCACCGTTGACGAATTCGACTACGATCAGGCGACCATCGTCCTCCGTGGCAATATTGAAGTCTTGGAGGCTGAAACCATCTTTGCCGTCAGCACCGTTGCAGCCATCCTTGCCAGGCGCACCGTCCTTACCGTTGAGTCCGGGTAGCCCGTCACGACCCGGCAGGCCATCACGTCCGGGTTTTCCTTCCGGGCCGTCCTTACCCGTAAGCCCAGGATCGCCCTTCTCTCCACGTCCGCCCGGCTCGCCCTTTTCGCCCCGCTCACCGGGCAACCCGCGCTCGCCCATGACGCCATCCGCACCATCCTTGCCATCAACCCCATCGCGGCCATCCTTGCCCGCCGCACCGGCCTCGCCGGGCTTGCCATCGACCCCGTCGCGCCCATCTGCGCCAGGAGGGCCGCCGGCCCCGTCTTTCCCGTCAACGCCGTTGCGGCCATCTGCGCCGGGCGCACCGTCTTTCCCGTCGGCGCCATCGCGGCCGTCTTTTCCAGGCGCACCATCTTTCCCGTCAACGCCGCCGCGACCATCTGCGCCGGGCGCGCCGTCTTTCCCGTCGACGCCATCGCGGCCGTCTTTTCCAGGCACACCTGGAGCTCCGTCCTTAACCGACGCAATCGCGTCCGCGATACGCTGGCGCTGCTGATCGTAGATCGCGCGAAGTTCGGACTGGAGTGCCCTGCACTCTGCACGCACGGCGCGGTTTTCCGCCTCCATACGATCAAGGTCTCGGCGGAACTCAGACTTGAATTGAGCGACGACGCGACCAAGCGCTTCGGCAAGCGCGTCACGCTGCAGCGCGGTCTGCATGATGCTCTGCCCAGGTGAGGATATCGTCGGCGAAGCCCTTGGAATCCTCCTGTGCATCAACATCCTCCCCGTCTTCGACGGGCTCGTCGGCATCGTCATCCATTGCCGGCTCGATCGGCGCCTTACTGGCGAACGGATCTTCCTTAGCATCCCGCTTTGCGAGCGCTTCCAGACTGAAGTCCTGCTGCTGCCGATAGACCGCGTTGCCGCCAGGCACCGGTGGAAGGTTCAAGCGCTTCCGCGATTCGTCAGGCGTCTTGATGTTCTTCAGCTTGTCCTCGGTCTCGGCCAAGGTCTTCGAATCCATGCGCAGCAAGTCGTCGATGTCGAACTCAGTGCCATAGGTCTTGCCCTCGATCTTATCGGGCGCAAGCCCCAATCCCTCATCGAGGCACAGCTCGATGCACTCAATCGGGTTCTGGAGTGCCTGTCCGTAATATTCCTGATTCAGTGCTTGCACGTTGTTGTAGCTGGGCAGCTGACCCACTCCGATCTTGTACGGCGGGACGTGAAAGCATGAGCACACGACCTCGGCGCTCCACTTCAACTGCTCGATGAGCTGCGAATCGACCGCGTTGACGCTCAAGGATTCGAACTTCAGACCGTCGCCCAACACGGCGATCTTGCCTGCGTTCGTGCCGGTGAAATTGTTGTCCCAATATTCCTTCAGATCTTTCGCTGTCTTGTCGCTGATCTGCGCTGGAGCGAGCAGCAGGCCACCAGGCTTGGCCCCATTCTGAAACAATTTCGTGCTGTTGTTCTGGATCGAAAGACCCTGAATCGCCGGCAGCCCACAGGCAGTCAGAGGCGATACGCCGCATAACGGATGATAGAGCGGCACCATGACATCGTGAATGATCTCGCTCGCCGGCACCCTTATCCTATCTTCGTCAACTTGTGACAGCGGATCGCGACCGAGGTCGTACCAGACAGACCCATCGTCAGCGACCGCCGGGCGCGTCCGCAGCGGATCGAGGACGTACAGCGCGACAACCACGTTGCGCTGATCGCGCTGCTTGAGCACATAGGTATTGCCGTGGATGAGTTTAGACACCATCCACTGCTCGAAGAATTTTATCCGATTCTGGTATCGGTTGGGCTTGCGCAGCACGGGCCAGAAAGGAGAATTCTCTTTTACCTCGGCCCAGATGCCATCATCGTCCTGCTGGACAAGTCTTATGCGCAATTTGGAAATATCCGATGCGATCAGCGTGATGCACGAATAGACCGCGTGATATGTGAGTACTGACTCAGTTCGGATCTCGATGTTGCGCTGCCACGCACCCGTGCACGATTCTCCGATGACGCTAAACCATCCGCCCATGCCGAGACCATTCAGCCATCCGCTCGGCACAGTGGTCGCGCCGACGGCAGCCTTCGGCCGCGTGATTTCAAAGCCAAACAGTCGCACGATCAATCCTCGGAAACCATGTCGCGACGCTTGTATCTCCGCTTCGTGACGGAATCGGCAACCAATCCTGACTCAGTCGTGATGGCCTTGCCACCGAACAACGACTCGTCTTTGTCGTCCTTCTCAGCCGGCAGTAACGGCTGCTGAACCGGAGGCGCAGGCGGGGCCTTCGCTACCGCAACCGGCTTGTCATCAGCCACGCGGCACTTCTGGCCACCGGGGAGATCCGGCGCACACAGGATTCTTGAATCCTGATCCGATGCCTCGAATTCCTCGCCGGGCTGCTTTGGACCGCCGTAGAAAAGTGCCTGAAGAGCTACAAGTTTCATTGGTTTCCTCCAACAAGGAGGGAGCCGGTTGCCCGGCTCCCCTTCACGTCACACGAATCACTCCGAGTATTTTGCGCCCAGGATGTACTGGACCGCCGCGGCGCGACGCTTCTTCCAATTGATCCAACGCTCGGCTCTGAGCGCCAGCATGTTCATCTGGAACATGGAGACCATGTTCGACGAAGCAGTCGGCGGCGAATCCGGCGCCGAATCCATCTGAAGCGAAGCCTCTCGGCTGGCATCGATGACAACCTGGCCATCGTCGGCCAGCATGATCTCCGATGCCTTTGCGAAGATGATCGGAAAACCGTCTGCGGGTGAGCCGGTTCCAGGAATGTTCTCCGACGTGACGACGGGATACCCCAACAAAATCCCACCTTCCGCAGTGATGTCCGGAAAAACTCGCTGCCCCAGAGAATTCAGCATCAGAGCAAGCGCCAGCGCCTGCGTCTGCGTCATGATCCACACGCCGCCCACAGTGGACATATTCGCCGCATAGAAGAGGCCGAACAGGGTCTTCACGTCAGCACGGAAATTCGTTGCGGCTGCTCCGGTTGCACTCACCGGCGTGACGCCGTTGGTGATCGAAGCCGGCGACACGTTGACGAATTCCGCCTTCGACGGATCGACAAAGTCACGATCAAGGAACTGCGCCATGGCGTTGATCAGATCGGTACGCACCACGGCTTCCGCCGACGGGTTGGAGAAGCGCACCAACTCTTCGGTCAACACGATGATGCCAGCAGCCTTCGCCCACCGCAGCGTGACGGTATCGAACGCCATCTGGCTGACGGGTTTCGGCGCCTGTTCGCCGACCCAGCCGACCGACGAACCGGTCGTGGTCCGCGGCATTTGGATATTGAACGGTACGCGCCGGAGACCAGGAATGCGACCGATGATCGTAGCCGGCCGTAGCAGTTCGATGAACTCGGACGCCATCACCTGATAGGCAACGAGTGGACCGGCCCACGTGGTGCCGTCGCTGGTGCCCGGGGAGATCGCGGCCTTGAGATACGGGGCAACATCGACGCTGAGCGCGAGCTCGACTTCCGGCGTACTGTCATGCCATTGCTTCGCAATCTCGCGCGCCTCCATGCGATTGCCCTTGGCCTGGACAGTCGCCATGACATAGCGGGTGAAAGCAGTCCCCTTCGGCGCCGGCGACCGTACCTGGATCACGCGACCACCTCGGTTGTCGGCAGCGCGTTCGACGGTGTCGACGTGCTCGACCCGCACCGCCGCTTCCTTGTTGCGCTTGTCGGCGGCAGCAAGCCGCGTGAGATGTTCGTCGATCTTCTTCACCTCGGCTTCGAGCGTGTCGTACTCCTCGCTCGTTGCGTCGTCCAAGGTCTCGCCGGACTCGGCGGCCTTCTGCATGATCTCAGCCATGCGCGCGTCTTTCGCAGCCCTTGAGGCTTCGAAAGCAGCAATCTGTTCTGCGATGGTTTTCACAGTCTTCGCGTCCTTAGGCGCTGGAGACTTTGAGTTTCGTTTCCCCGTGGCGCCGGGAGGTTCTCGTTCGTCATCGTTCTGCTTTCGGCCTGACGCGGCCAGCAGTTCGGTGTCGATTGACTTGATGGCGGTTATTGACGCGGCTTGGTTCGCGGCGATTGTGACTGCAGAAAGCTCGACCCAGAGCCACTTCAGAAAATGGATTCCGAACGTGCCTTCGATTCGTGCGGTCTCTTTTCCGACAAACCCGATTGACAGTCCGCGCACTAAGCCCAGCTTGATGTCCTGCCAGGCAGAATCTAAGCGATCCTTGACCGCGCCGGGCTCTTCAGTTTTCTGCAGGCGAACCTCAACGTCGATACCTTCCGACGTGACCTTCGCTTTCGTGACGTGGCCGATCGGTTGACGCGAGTCGTGCTGCCAGAGAAACGGAATCGGAAGTTTGAATTCAGCGCCTTTTGGCTCGACCACATCGTCCTGAATGTCGGTTTCTGGAGTCGTTGCTGTGCCGAAGATGATGCGCTTGTCATCATCAACCGACTTGATATGCAGCAACGAATATGCGCGGCGCGACACGGGCATGTCGTACCTCCTAACGCTCAGTTGAAATTAGATCGCCGATCTAGGCTGTCGTCGGCAGAGGTCGCAGACTCGGCGCTTGTTTGCTCTTGTAGGGTCCGCGCTTCTTTCCTAGCTTCGCGGCGGACATTTTCATTCGCGTTTCGAGCGACGGCTTTCTTCCCTTAAGAGCCGCAGATATTTTCGGACCAACTACTGAGTAGTCCACACTTCTGGGTTTCTCGATCCGAGCCCGCGCCTGGGCTTCAATTATTTCATCGCGCTTCGCTGCCCAGGTCGCTTTCGACGCCGCAGACATCTTAGCTCTGGTTGCCTCTGACGCACGCCGACCGGTAGCCGCGATGCGCATCTTTTCTACAACTTCAGGAGGCCGCTTCTTGCCGATCTGCCGCGCGGATATCGCAGCACCCATCTTTGCTCTTTGTTCGGGGGTCTTCGGTTTTATACTGTAGGGCTTTCGCTTAAGCCCGATTTGCGCGGCCGCCTGTTTGGCGCGTCGCTCTGGTGAATGCGGAACCCCCTTCAACGCGGCCGATATCTTGGCCCGGTACTCTACAGACTTCGGGCGAGGAACACCCCTATTTCGTTCAGCGTTGGCTCTCTTCCATTCGTCGGAATGGCGCGATCCCAATGCATGCTTGTTGCTCAGTAGATGAGCGACGCGCTCTGGCGGCAATTTTTTGCCACGAAGTGCAGCGGCAGATCGCTCTATGGCTTCGGGCGACCTCTTCCGCCCTATAGCCTTCGCTGCAATCTTCGCCTTCGTTTCGTCCGTAAACTTTACGCCGAGAGTGGACCCAGCAGTCGGGCTAATATTGTAAGATGGACATATCGCATCAATCGATCGCTGTTCAAAAAACAGCAACATCGATGGTTCGCAAACAATGATCCGTCTGAACAGGAACGAGGCTGGACCGTACTTCGTCCACGCGTTCTGCAAATATCGACTGTGATGGCGACCGCGCCGAAGGCCATTCTGATGCTCGCGCCACCGTTGGTCAAAATTTATGGCGCTGCCAACATATCGCTTGCCGTTAACGAGATTGACGATCTCGTAGATTCCGGTATTGGCTTCATCAGCCATTCGAGCCTCGCAACAGGTTCGTCTGGTTAGAGGCCGTTCGGTGTTAGCGCACCGGGCGGCCTCGCCTTTTAGGCAGATCAGACTCGCACAAGATGTCCTTTTCGTCTAGACGATAATGATCTTGTAATCGCGCACGCCAGCCGCTTCGGGATTGCGGCTCATCAGCATCGCGGCGTCGAAGGTCGCGACCAGCGGATCAATTTTCGCCCTGCCCGCGGTCTGCTTGGTGATCAGCGTTGCGTTTCCGCGCTGCTCGGCTCTAGCGTTACCGAGGACCCACGCCATCAACTTCTGCGCCGAGTGCCATAGGGTCCCGTCCTTAAGCTTTCGCTCGAGCCCCCAAACGGCCGGCGAGAGTTGCGTTCCCTGTCCGATGGCTTTGAGGATTTCGCCCGCGATCCCGCGGGAAGCCAGTTCGTCGATTTGAGCCGCAACACCGTAGGGATCGAGCCCGATCCCATCTTTTTCCGGCAGCAGCCCCATCTTGGAGATACGCTCGATCACATCAACGATCTGACGAATATCCTCGGTCGCGTCGGTACAGATCGTGAGCGTGCCTTCCTTCTCGAAGTCCCGAAGATTCTGCGCGATGTCCTTGCGCAGATTGAGCACGTCGGACTGGACCCAAGCGTGATTCCACAACAGCCAATCGCGGGTGACCTTGCAGCGGCCGATGACGGCCAGGCCTAGAAGGTCGTCCAACCCGCCGCCATCCACCCCGACGGTCACCACCTCGGACCGCGCAAGCAGCGCATCGAGCGTCAGACTTTCATCGCCAGCGGCCTGCCAATAATCCGCGCCACGCCAGCGATCGTTCCGGAGCGCGAGGCCGACCTCGACATTGAAATGCTGTGAGGCGATCAGCAGCATCTGCTGCGCCCCCTCGCGCTCGGCCTTCAACACCTCGTCCCGCAGATAGGCCTCATCGACCGACCGATTGAGATTCGGATTCACCAGGCCCCAGGTCTTCGGATTCTTCCAGCCGCCGTCTTCCGCCATCCGCAGCGGCAGTTCGTAAAGCACCGGCAACAGGGGCAGTTTGATCAGCCCGTCTCGCACGTCGCGAGCGATATTCAATTCGGATTTGAAGACACCGGCCGGCGGCTCTTTCGATTGCGTGGTGATCTGCAGAAGGAAGCCGTCGGGGCGCGCCGCGAGCGATCCCCTGATCTCGACGAAAATGTCAGCGGCCTTCGCCTTCTGACTGAAGACGTGGGTCTCATCGACCAGGATGAAAGTGGCCTTCGACCCGGTGATGACGTCCGCGTCAGCCGCCTTGATCAAGATCTGAGCGTCAGTGATTCGGTGGGTGATGGTGCGCTGATGGTTCTGTGGGTAGAAGATCTTGGAGAGTTCAGGGTCGAGCCGGATGATTCCCGCCGCCTGCTTGTAGGCGATATCGGCGATCTTCTTGGTCGGCGCGATCAGCAATAACTCCGCGGCGGGCCGCCGGTTGAGGATGGCGGCCGTCACCATGATCGCCGAGGCGACACTCGACTTCCCGTTCTTCTTCGGGATCAGCACGAAGAATTCGCGGATCATGCGCCGCCTGGTCGTGACGTCGTAGGATCCGAACAGCGCGCGGACGAGATTGAACGCCCAGTCGCCGCACACGTCGCCGTAGGTCGGCGTGCCCACCATGTCCGGAACGCGCAGGCGCTTTAAGATGCGCAACGCCCGGTCGGCCTCGTCCTCGAAAAGCGGCAGCTCCGGAATGAGTGATTTGCCAGAAAGCAGTCGATCTTCCCAATCGACGCACGCGGTATCCCATGACATCAGTGCTTGGACGGGACCTTCAGATCGTCGCCCCACTCCGTATCTTCACCGGCCGACTGGGCGGCGATGGCCGCCTCCTCCTTCTTGCCGAGCTTCGGCTCTTTGGCCGCGTCTTGATCGCCGTCGCCATAGAACGAGCGGTGCCCGGCGATGAGATCGTTCTCGGCCATGAGCGATCGGAATTCCTTGATGGCAGCGACGCTTCCACCCTTCGCTTGCTCCCAAAGCATAGTCGCGAGTGCAGCGTCCACGCGGTCCCGCGCCTCGTCCCTGTAGCGCAACTCCCGAAAATAATTCTTGCGCAAAGTCGGCGGCGTGATGCCGATCGCCTTAGCAATCCGTTCGTTGCTCCAACCGAACGCCAGCAACATCATGACCCTGTTGCGGTTTTGCTGGGTCGCGATATGTTGAGGGCGGCCGCGCTTGCCCCAGCCTTCGGGGATAGGGTCGCCCAAGAGGTCGAAAAACTCGCTCATGGAAAAAAAATCTTTTTGTGAG